TTACGCCTTCTTTATATCCTCCATAATTCCAGAGTGGGACATATTTGGGACATTATCACCAAAAATGTCGTCTATTTTCCTCGCATGCTCTGTCAAATGATTAGGCGCAAGGTGAGCATACCTACGAACCATTTCTATGGACTCCCATCCGCCCATTTCCTGAAGCACTGATAATGGGACGCCTGACTGAATCAGCCAGCTTGCCCAGGTGTGTCTGAGGTCATGGAAACGGAAATCTTCAATTCCTGCACGACGACAAGCTGATAGCCATGATGTCTTGCTGTCGATGCGCATCTTCCTGACCGCAGGCGTTGATGTTCCATCTGCTCGCTTAGCCGCCTTGGTATGTACAAACACCCATTTGTGATGCTTGCCTATTTGATCACGCAACACTTTACAGGCGGTATCGTTCAGCGCCACACCAATGGCGCGGTTTGATTTGCTCTCTTCTGGATTCACCCAGGCAACTCGTCGCTGCATGTCGATTTGTTGCCATTCCAGATTTATGATGTTCGACTTTCTCAGACCAGTTGCCAGCGCAAACTTGACGACAGATTTCAGTGGTTCGGGGCACTCATCAATAAGGCGTTTTGCTTCCTCCTTTTCCAGCCATCTGACTCGCTTGTTTCTGACCGCTGGTATCTTGATGACAGGCGCTTTTTCCAGCCACTTCCAGTCGCGTTCTGCAGCACGGAGAATGGCCTTTATCATGGCAAGATGCTTTGCCTTTGTCTGAGTTGATACTGGCTTTGGTTCATAAACAGGCAGTTCTTTACCTTTCCTGATGGCGGCCTGAACTTTCTGTTTCCATATTTCTTTCGTCTTTCTGTTATGCATTCTGCTTACAGCAGAGTAAATCTTTGCCTCCGAGATATCTTTAAGCCTTATACCCTCAAAATGTTCAAGCCAGAACTCAATCCGGCTTTTATCTGAATCGAGAGATTTTTTATCAGCTTTTTCCTCAAGCCATCTTAGGCAGGCCTCTTCAAAAGTGACATCAGGTAAATCCCCTAGCTTTTCTACTCGCTAGAGTTCTGCTTTTCGCTTGTCGTGCAACTCCTGAGCTTGCCGCTTGTCCTTTGTGCCAAGAGATTCCTTAATTCGTTTCCCGCCCGGGAGCGAATACGAGGCATACCATATTTCATTTCTGCGGAAGAGTGACATTTTCTTTCCTCTGTTATGCCATCACCCGCGCTCACCTGGACAGTATGCAGCGGAGACTGAAGCGCCGCAATGCAGGCTTGCCGTGTTGTGAGGTAAGGAGATTTTGGCTTGGTTGGATCTTTACGTGTTGCCTGTAGGCGGCCTGTTCGTATCCAGTTGGTGGCGGTTGGTCTGGATATCTTAAGAAACTGACAGGCCTCATCGAGTGTGAGGCTGTATGATTCCATGGTTAGCTTTGGTGGTGTGTGTGAGTCGTAGTCCTGAACGAAAACACCCCACGATTGGCTCATTTGCAGCTAATCCGGATTCGCACTTCCGGCCAATGCTTCGTTTCGTATCACACACCCCAAAGCCTTCTGCTTTGAATGCTGCCCTTCTTCAGGGCTTAATTTTTAAGAGCATCACCTTCAATGGTGGTCAGTGCGTCCTGCTGATGGCTTAAAATTACAAGAAAGATTGTATGTTGTAAACAAGAAATATTGTGAAAGGGGCATGAAAAACAAACTCCATTGTTTTTAAACGGAAAATAGTTTGTTTTTTGGTTATCGAGATTGAGGTGGGGATTACTGGTTGCAGGTTCCGACTACATCACCAACAAAGGATTTGGTTGATGTAAGTTGTTGCATACCTGGGATGTTCATTACTTTGGAGTAAAGAGCTTTTTTGTTTGTAGTGATTGACCAGGTTTCAACGGTTATTCCTCCTCCAGACTGGTATTCTCCTACCATAGTGTTCGATGACAAAGCAGTGTATTTCATCTCTGGATAGACGCCAGAAACTGATTCATAAATTGATGATTTATCGCCATTTATTGTTACGTGGAAAACGGAATCTTCCGTGCTGTCTTTTGTAAACTCGTAACGATCGCCATTCATTGCCCCGTACCCGTGCAGGTTTGTGACAATCCAGCATTCAGAATTGGCGCTGGTAGTTAAGAGTATTGAGAGTAGCGCCGCAATCCTGATCATACGAATTTTACCCTCGCTTCCACGACAACACCGATAATCTTGCAGTTCCCGTTGATAGGAGTCATAGGCCATGAAGGATTCAGGCCTTTCAGGTACTTCTGCCCGCCATCTATAACCAGTTTCTTGAATGTTGCTTCGTTCGCGTCAGTCAGTTTGGCTACAACAAGGCTTCCATTCACTGGCTCGCGTCCAGTATCTACTAACACCATATGACCTTCAGGGATGCTTTGACCTACAGGTGAGGTCATGGAATCACCTTCAACCTTCAGCCAGAATCCATCGCCTAATAAGTTAACGTCACTGTCATACCATTCATCAATGTCCTTGATATCGTAGGGTTCACAAGCTTCACACCACGAACCAGCTCTAACCATGCTAATCAATGGATATTTCCCTTTGGGCTCAACGTGCCCAACAAATCTAACATTCGAATCAGAGGTGCCATTGAGCAGCCAGTCAACACTTACGCCAAGAGCTGACGCAAGTTCTGGTAAAAAGCGTGGTCGCTTAGTTTTACCGTTTTCGAGCTGCTCTATAGACTGCTGGGTAGTCCCCACCTTTTGAGCAAGTTCAGCTTGGTTAAGTCCAAGCTGAATTCTTTTGCTTTTTACCCTGGAAGAAATACTCATAAGCCACCTCTGTTATTTACCCCCCCCCAATCTTCACAAGAAAAACTGTATTTGACAAACAAGATACATTGTATAAAAATACAAGAAAGTTTGTTGATGGGGGCGATATGCAAACTCTTTCTGAACGCCTCAAGAAGAGGCGAATTGCGTTAAAAATGACGCAAACCGAACTGGCAACCAAAGCCGGTGTTAAACAGCAATCAATTCAACTGATTGAAGCTGGAGTAACCAAGCGACCGCGCTTCTTGTTTGAGATTGCTATGGCGCTTAACTGTGATCCGGTTTGGTTACAGTACGGAACTAAACGCGGTAAAGCCGCTTAAGACATTCCCGCTCTTACACATCCCAGCCCTGAAAAAGGGCATCAAATTAAACCACACCTATGGTGTATGCATTTATTTGCATACATTCAATCAATTGTTATCTAAGGAAATACTTACATATGGTTCGTGCAAACAAACGCAACGAGGCTCTACGAATCGAGAGTGCGTTGCTTAACAAAATCGCAATGCTTGGAACTGAGAAGACAGCGGAAGCTGTGGGCGTTGATAAGTCGCAGATCAGCAGGTGGAAGAGGGACTGGATTCCAAAGTTCTCAATGCTGCTTGCTGTTCTTGAATGGGGTGTCGTTGACGACGACATGGCTCGATTGGCACGACAAGTTGCTTCGATTCTCACCAATAAAAAACGCCCGGCGGCAACCGAGCGTTCTGAACAAATCCAGATGGAATTCTGAGGTCATTACTGGATCTATCAACAGGAGTCATTATGACAAATACAGCAAAAATACTCAACTTCGGCAGAGGTAACTTTGCCGGACAGGAGCGTAATGTGGCAGATCTCGATGATGGTTACGCCAGACTATCAAATATGCTGCTTGAGGCTTATTCAGGCGCAGATCTGACCAAGCGACAGTTTAAAGTGCTGCTTGCCATTCTGCGTAAAACCTATGGGTGGAATAAACCAATGGACAGAATCACCGATTCTCAACTTAGCGAGATTACAAAGTTACCTGTCAAACGGTGCAATGAAGCCAAGTTAGAACTCGTCAGAATGAATATTATCAAGCAGCAAGGCGGCATGTTTGGACCAAACAAAAACATCTCAGAATGGTGCATCCCTCAAAACGAGGGAAAATCCCCTAAAACGAGGGATAAAACATCCCTCAAATTGGGGGATTGCTATCCCTCAAAACAGGGGGACACAAAAGACACTATTACAAAAGAAAAAAGAAAAGATTATTCGTCAGAGAATTCTGGCGAATCCTCTGACCAGCCAGAAAACGACCTTTCTGTGGTGAAACCGGATGCTGCAATTCAGAGCGGCAGCAAGTGGGGGACAGCAGAAGACCTGACCGCCGCAGAGTGGATGTTTGACATGGTGAAGACCATCGCGCCATCAGCCAGAAAACCGAATTTTGCTGGGTGGGCTAACGATATCCGCCTGATGCGTGAACGTGACGGACGTAACCACCGCGATATGTGTGTGCTTTTCCGCTGGGCCTGCCAGGACAACTTCTGGTCCGGTAACGTGCTGAGTCCGGCCAAACTCCGCGACAAGTGGACCCAGCTCGAAATCAACCGTAACAAGCAACAGGCTGGCGTGACAGCCGGAAAACCAAAACTCGACCTGACAAACACTGACTGGATTTACGGGGTGGATCTATGAAAAACATCGCCGCACAGATGGTTAACTTTGACCGTGAGCAGATGCGTCGGATCGCCAACAACATGCCGGAACAGTACGACGAAAAGCCACAGGTATTTGATACCAGACCTCTCCGCGCCGCCATGATTGTCTTTCTCCTGATGCAGGAGGCCAATAATGCTTAGCCCATCTCAATCCCTTCAATACCTGAAAGGAAGCATAGAGCGGGCTTCAATGTGCACAGAGTGGATTCTATCTAGGTTTAGCGCATACAGAAGATTGCCGGTAAAGGGCATGCCAAGCAAGTCGATGCTGCATATGCAAAAGAATGCGCGCTGGAAGGTATGGCGAGAACGCAGGTTATCTGGCTGAAAGAGGGGGTAATTAAGGCGTGAATACTTACCACATCACACTACCCTGGCCGCCGAGCAATAACCGCTACTACCGCCATAATCGAGGGCGCACGCACGTCAGCGCAGAGGGGCAGGCATACCGCGATAACGTCGCCCGAATCATTAAAAACGCAATGCTGGATATCGGCCTGGCTATGCCTGTGAAAATCCGCATTGAGTGCCACATGCCGGATCGCCGTCGCCGTGACCTGGATAATCTGCAAAAAGCCGCTTTTGACGCACTCACTAAAGCAGGTTTCTGGCTGGATGATGCTCAGGTCGTTGATTACCGCGTTGTGAAGATGCCTGTTACCAAAGGTGGGAGGCTGGAACTGACCATCACCGAAATGGGGAATGAATGATGTTTGAGTTTAATATGGCAGAACTTCTTCGCCACCGCTGGGGGCGTCTGCGCTTATATCGTTCCCCCGGTTCTGTTTTGACCGATTACCGAATACTGAAGAATTACGCCAAAACCCTGACAGGAGCAGGAGTATGAAGTCAGAGATAACAATCAACTAATACTGTTTTGTTGATTTTTGCTTGTAATTGGCGTTCTGGCCTGATTTTTGTGGAGTAAGTTGATGCGTGATATTCAGATGGTTCTTGAGCGTTGGGGAGCGTGGGCGGCTAATAATCATGAAGATGTGACCTGGTCGTCCATTGCCGCCGGTTTTAAGGGATTAATTACTTCAAAAGTAAAATCTCGCCCGCAATGTTGTGACGATGACGCGATGATTATTTGCGGGTGCATGGCCCGTCTGAAAAAGAACAACAGCGATTTGCACGATTTATTAGTAGATTATTATGTAGTCGGTATGACATTCATGTCACTGGCAGGTAAGCATTGCTGCTCTGATGGTTATATCGGGAAAAGGTTACAGAAGGCTGAGGGCATAATTGAAGGGATGTTAATGGCATTAGATATCCGGTTAGAGATGGATATCGTTGTTAATAACTCTAATTAATATGCCAGTTGTTTACTAAAAATTATTAAAAATGGGGCGTTGCAACGCCCCCAAAAATAAAGGGTAATATATAACAGAAGGTTTATATAGTTAGAAGCAAGGTTGTGCTCCTAAAGGAAGTGGCTTGAGGGAGCCACTTATATGTTGGGGAGGCAAAGCCTCCCGCAACATATCTTTTTCGTAATCAGATTAGAACTGGTAAACCAGACCTACAGCAACGATGTCATCAGTGCTTACACCGAGTGCTTTAGTGAAGTCATTTTTGTCAAGCAGGTTGATTTTGTAATCAACGAAAGTAGACATATTTTTGTTGAAGTAATAGGTTGCACCTACATCAACATATTTGACTAAGTCCTGATCGCCCCATACTCCAAGATCCTTACCTTTAGATTGCAGGTAAGCAACGGACGGACGCAGACCGAAATCGAACTGATATTGTGCAACAGCTTCGAAGTTTTGAGCTTTATTAGCAACGAAGTGATCAGCAAATACAGTCATATTCTGGGTTTCAGAATAGGTAGTGGCCAGGTAAATGTTGTTAGCGTCATATTTCAGACCTGCGGCCCAAACTTCTGCATTTTTACCGGAAGCAAATACTTCAGGAAGAACTTTCCCTGCATTAACTTGAGTGTCGGTACGATCAGATTTCGCATAAGTTGCACCGATACCGAATCCTTCGTATTCATAGGTAGCAGAGAAACCGAAGCCATCACCGTTACCTTCGGTGTAGTTATCGAAATCGCTACGATCGTTTTTGCCTTGGTACTGAGCAGCAAAGTTCAGACCATCAACCAGACCAAAGAAGTCGTTGTTACGATAGGTTGCAACACCAGTGGTGCGACCAGTCATGAACACATCTGTTTGGGTCCAGGTATCGCCACCGAATTCTGGCAGAACGTCAGTCCACGCACCGATGTCGTATGCTACACCGTAGTTACGGCCGTAATCGATGGAGCCGTAGTCACCGAATTTCAGGCCAGCGAAGGCAAGACGGGTTTTATCTTTGGAGGAACCTTGAGATTCAGCGCGGTTGCCTTTGAATTCATATTCCCACTGACCGAAACCAGTCAGTTGATCGTTGATTTGGGTTTCACCTTTGAAGCCAAGACGGGCATAAGTAGTATCACCATCATCTGCATCATTAGAGGAGAAGTAGTGCTTAGCATTAACTTTCCCGTACAGATCCAGCTTGTTACTGTCTTTATTATAAATTTCAGCTGCCTGAGCAGACATCGCCATCAGTACTGATGCAGCTACAGCAGAAATTGCCACTGTTAATTTTTTCATCGTGAGCCCTTTTTTTTGAACTATTATTAAAAAATGATGTCACTGCGCGATAAATATTCATCTAATCAATATGATTATTTCAAGATGTAAGTTTTGGTTTCTCGTTTGATTTGTGAAGTAGATCTCTATTTTTATCTGAACTTTTTTCTATCGAATCCTATTCATGGCTCTTGGCTGAATAAAAATAAATCTATTAGCCAATTTATATTAACGGTTGTTATTTATAAGTGCTCTATGATTTGAAGGTTCAATTTAAATCGGCTAAAAATAACACTGGGAATTATTTGTTGGTTATTTGTTGAGATTTGCTTATGTATTTGTAGTGGTGTTTTCAATACTCGGTAGCATTCTCGCAAATATCATTTAGTGGTTTACGTACGTAAAAAATTGGTTATGCTGTTAAGAGTGGTTACTTCGTCACACAGCTTAAACCCGCCGTCGAGTGGGTTTTTCCATTTTTTGAGTCTCGATATTAGCTGATAACCCAATACCTGAGTTATTCACTGACTCCGAGTCTGTTACGTTTCGTAGTATTCCCTCAATTTACACCCGCTTTGTCTGCGAGGTGGGGTTATGAAATCCATGGATAAGTTAACAACGGGTGTCGCCTATGGCACCTCAGCAGGTAGTGCCGGGTACTGGTTTTTACAGCTGCTAGATAAAGTCACGCCCTCACAGTGGGCGGCAATTGGAGTGCTGGGTAGCCTGGTATTTGGCCTGCTGACGTACCTGACAAACCTTTATTTCAAGATTAAAGAAGATAAGCGCAAGGCTGCGAGAGGTGAATAATGCCTCCATCATTACGAAAAGCCGTTGCTGCTGCTATTGGTGGCGGAGCAATTGCTATAGCATCAGTGTTAATTACTGGCCCAAGTGGTAACGATGGTCTGGAAGGTGTCAGCTACATACCATACAAAGATATTGTTGGTGTATGGACTGTATGTCACGGGCATACAGGAAAAGACATCATGCTCGGTAAAACGTATACCAAAGCAGAATGCAAAGCCCTCCTGAATAAAGACCTTGCCACGGTCGCCAGACAAATTAACCCGTACATCAAAGTCGATATACCGGAAACAACGCGCGGCGCTCTTTACTCGTTCGTCTACAACGTGGGTGCTGGCAATTTCAGAACATCGACGCTTCTTCGCAAAATAAACCAGGGTGATATCAAAGGCGCATGTGATCAGCTACGGCGCTGGACATACGCTGGCGGTAATCAATGGAAAGGACTGATGACTCGCCGTGAGATTGAGCGTGAAGTCTGTTTGTGGGGGAAACAATGAGCAGAGTAACCGCGATTATCTCCGCTCTGGTTATCTGCATCATCGTCTGCCTGTCATGGGCTGTTAATCATTACCGTGATAACGCAATCGCCTACAAAGAGCAGCGCGATAACAAGGCCAGTGAACTGGAGAAGGCGAACGCCACCATCGCTGACATGCGGAAGCGTCAACGTGATGTAGCAGAACTCGACGCAAGATACACAAAGGAGCTTGCTGATGCTAACGCGACTATCGAAAGTCTCCGTGCTGATGTTTCTGCTGGGCGTAAGCGCCTGCAAGTCGCCGCCACCTGTGCAAAGTCAACGACCGGAGCCAGCGGCATGGGCGATGGAGAAAGCCCAGGACTTACAGCAGATGCTGAACTCAATTATTACCGTCTCCGAAGTGGAATCGACAAGATAACCGCGCAGGTTAACTACCTGCAGGAATACATCAGGACGCAATGCCTGAAATAATTTTTTTGCAAATCACAAAGTCCATTTAATGAGCCTCGCGATGCGGGGCTTTTTTTACATCTGAATTTCACAGCGCATCTCACGCGCATATTACATCACCCGAGCCTTTCAGAAAGTTGAGCCTGAGAACTGCCGTATATGGTGGCGACCATCTCGGGGCGGCTTTTCTGTGAGACAGGCTCACTTTCTAAAAGGTAAAGACGCTATGAACCAATTAGAAGAAAAGCTTCAAAGAATGATTTCCTTATACAAGGAAGATAACTGCCAAAAAGTTCCTGAAAACATCGCAGAGTTAATGGAATTGGCAAGTGAATTTTCTGGCATGCTTAAGTCGTCAGGTGTTCGGTCAGCGTTCTTTGTTGAAATGCTGATGCACGGCGGACTTATGGCAACAATGAGACGTGTAATGGAAGACCAGAGAAAAGAACCTCCTCAGGTATACGTTTTGTCATCGAAGAAAACTGGGCTAACCAAAATTGGGTATTCATCCAACATTCCACAACGCATCAAATCGCTTGGCAACTCTGGACCAGACTGCTTGAAGCTTGAGTGCCTGATCCCTGGTGGAAGAGAAACTGAAAACATGCTTCATCGCAAATTTGCCGCAAAGAGAAAGCACGGTGAATGGTTCGCCCTGTCCAAGGATGACATTGAGGGATTGAAATCTGTAGCGATTACTTCTGATGGCTATTAATGCTTGTTTAGAGCAATTTTCATAACAACTCTTCATTACAAAGCCCATCTACTGGTGGGCTTGATAATGAAACCGTGATTTACATCCCCACAATCCGGGTATGTAAAAGATAGTTCAGGCGAGAACGGATTTAACTAAATCTGTGCGCCACCAGTTAACGGCAGTACCACGAAACAACCCAAGCCAGTAAGTGGGGAAATAACACCGGCAGCCACTGAAAGATGAACCTCCTGCCTTATGGCAAAAAAGATTCTTTGTGGTGGCGGACTGATGGAAAGACATCCTAATTTCAGCCAAACATTGAAGGAGTTGTTATGTCAGCAGAAGGTTTCAATAACCCATCAAAATTCCGGGATGAGTGGGATAGCAGCGTAAAGAGTAAGTGATGCCATCACAAAAGCCATTCCCTACAGAGTGGCTTTGATAATGGCTTATACCCTACACGGGATAACTTAACTGATATCCCTTTTAAAGGATAAAGGTATTCAAGCCTGACACATCATGCGCTGTATCGTCGCCGTATTCCCGTATTAACAGAGACCGTAGCCCGACGGGGAACTCCTTCTGCGCGAGTGTGCGGGAATAATCAAAAACGATGCACACCGGGGTTACCGGGTACACATATTTCATCATGCCAGCGAGTCCGGTTCTGGCACGGAAGAAACCGGACGTTATGATTTAGTGCGGAAATATTTGTGTAGTGTTCTGAATGTTCTCAGTAAAGAGTAATGAATTATCAAAGGTATAGTAATACCTTTTGTTTTCGTGGATATTTGTAATCCATCTGAAAACCCCTGCTGTAGCAAGATTTTTCCTGTATTCGTAAAATGATAACTCTCCTGATTTGAATCCTTTTAATGTGGCTTCTATAAGGCATTTATTTTTTGAAAATCTTACATTTACAACCTTACCCTGTCCTTTTATTAAAACCGTATTATCGTTTTCAAGAACAAGATGAATATTCTCTGTGGCTAAATAGTAAATGTAATGTGAGACATTGTGACGTTTTAGTTCAGAATAAAACCAGTGATAGTTTAAATTATTTCGCACTTTATCGAATATTTGTTTAAAAATGGCAACCTGAGCCATTGTAGTACCTTCCATGTGATATGAGGGTACCTAGTCTGCACGATTATCTAAATTGCTTCAATCTGGTCTGACCTGCTTTCTGAGCAATTCAGTAATGTCACTCTTTTCTTTGTTTGCTTCAGGCGAAACTCTTTTTTCTGAGCACAGTCTTCGGCGGCAGGCTTCAATGACCCAGGCTGAGAAGTTCCCAGACCCTTTTTGATCAAGAGCGATGTTAATTTGTTCAATCATTTGGTTAGGAAAGCGGATGTTGCGGGTTGTTGTTCTGCGGGTTCTGTTCTTCGTTGACATGAGGTTGTCCCGTATTCAGTGTCGCTGATTTGTATTGTCTGAAGTTGTTTTTACGTTAAGTTGATGCAGATCAATTAATATGATACCTGCGTCATAATTGATTATTTGACGTGGTTTGATGGCGTAGATGCACGTTGTGACATGCAGATGATAATTATTATCATTTTGCGGGTCCTTTCCGGCGATCCGACAGGTTACGGGGCGGCGACCTCGCGGGTTTTTGCTATTTATGAAAATTTTCCGGTTTAAGGTGTTTCCGTTCTTCTTCGTCGTAACTTAATGTTTTTATTTAAAATACCCCTGAAAAGAAAGGAAACGACAGGTGCTGAAAACGAGCTTTTGGGCCTTTGTCGTTTCCTTTCTCTGTTTTTGGCCGTGGAATGAACAATGGAAGTCAACAAAAAGCAGCTGGCTGACATTTTCGGTGCGAGTATCCGTACCATTCAGAACTGGCAGGAACAGGGAATGCCCGTTCTGCGAGGCGGTGGCAAGGGTAATGAGGTGCTTTATGACTCTGCCGCCGTCATAAAATGGTATGCCGAAAGGGATGCTGAAATTGAGAACGAAAAGCTGCGCCGGGAGGTTGAAGAACTGCGGCAGGCCAGCGAGGCAGATCTCAAGCCAGGGACTATTGAGTACGAACGCCATCGACTTACGCGTGCGCAGGCCGACGCACAGGAACTGAAGAATGCCAGAGACTCCGCTGAAGTGGTGGAAACCGCATTCTGTACTTTCGTGTTGTCGCGGATCGCAGGTGAAATTGCCAGTATTCTCGACGGGATCCCCCTGTCGGTGCAGCGGCGTTTTCCGGAACTGGAAAACCGACATGTTGATTTCCTGAAACGGGATATCATCAAAGCCATGAACAAAGCAGCCGCGCTGGATGAACTGATACCGGGGTTGCTGAGTGAATATATCGAACAGTCAGGTTAACAGGCTGCGGCATTTTGTCCGCGCCGGGCTTCGCTCACTGTTCAGGCCGGAGCCACAGACCGCCGTTGAATGGGCGGATGCCAATTACTATCTCCCGAAAGAATCCGCATACCAGGAAGGGCGCTGGGAAACACTGCCCTTTCACCATCACCGTTAACGCTGCTGGTAACGCGGAAAACACCGTCAAAAACATCGCATTTAACTATATTGTGAGGCTTGCATAATGGCATTCAGAATGAGTGAACAAGCACGGACCATAAAAATTTATAATCTGCTGGCCGGAACTAATGAATTTATTGGTGAAGGTGACGCATATATTCCGCCT